AAATACTATTAGGATATTATATATGCAAAAGAAAACCCGTAGCCTTTTAGAAGAATTAGAATCTATTGGTAGTACCCGTGACATGACTCATGTTATAGAAAATAGAGCCCATAATATTATCACTAGTGCAATTAATTTAATTGAATTAATTAATAAGCATTATGATAAGGGCACCTCAGAGGTATTAGAGCGTAAACTTCTAAGTGCGATAAAAGGCAAGGATCAAAATAGATTTGCTAAAAGCATAAGGAAAAATCATGACACGCCGTAATATTGATAAAGAGGTTAGTAATTTAGAAGAAGCACTAAGTAATTGGATTGGTGATTACGGCGCGGCGGCTGCAAAACAATTAGGAAATAGGTTGGCGCGCAATTCTGAAGGACAATTGTCTATTCAGGATAAAATGGCTAAAGAAAAGTTTCTTCAAAACTTTTTAGGTCGTGCAAGTGCTACATTAAATTCAGGTATTGCTAGTGGTAGAATAACAACAAATGTAACTCCGCAGGCTGCTGCACCAGCAGCACAGCCAGCAGCACAACCTGCTCCTACACCGCAACCAGCAGCACCGGCTACCCCTGCAGCAGCAAGCCCTTCTATTGCTCCTAATACTGCTCCGCCAAGTAGACCTACAATTGGTAATACACCAATTCATCCTATGCAAGTAAAGTCTATGCAAAACAATGTGGCTAGGGACAAACGGGTGGCTAATATGCCTCCGCCAAACAAAAAGACTTTTGCAGCAGATAAGAGAACACCTGCACAGATTGCACAGATGCGCCGCGCAGGGTTTAGTGAAAATTCTACTTATGATAAATTAAACGCAATTTTTGAAAGCATTATTAATGAAGATCCTTGGGGCAGTGTAGTAAACCAATTAGGCGGCGGAGCAACTGCTACAGCACCTGCTACAGCACCTGCTACAGCACCTGCATCAACACCATCATCTAGTACTGGTGGCACAGTTACACAAACATCTACTGGTCAAGTTCACACAGCCAGTCCTACTAATCCAAATCAACCTACAGCAGGCGCAGAAACAATATCTCAATTTTTGACAAAATGGGTTAAGCAATATATGGCTGGTACTAGTTTTGGTGATGCCAACTCAGTTAAACATATTACGAGTTTAATTAAAAATGTGGAAGACACTTATAGTAAAGACAAGGGTAAGGCAGCACTTACCAAATTAGCAAATGATTTGTATGCTGTGTCATATGCTCAAGATACACCACAGCAGCCTTCTCAGCCTCAACCTGCTCAACAGCCTGCTGCCAATCCTGCAGCAGCAAAACCTGCAGCACCGGCTAATAATGCACCAAGTGATTCATGGGCATCACGGGTAACAGAAAGCAAAAAGAAACCGGTAAAATACTGGGGTCAAAAATGAATCTTTCTGAGTCTTTAGCCTCTCTTAGAAATAAGTTAGAGACTCTATCTACACCTCCATTGAGAGAGGATAAAGGGCACTTGGATCATCCTGAAGATTTAATATTTTTAGGAGATGTAGCAGGTGCTCAAAGAGCAGTAGATGCTATTGTTAAAACAGTTTCAAATCCAAAAACTGTTACTATTAAGTGGGACGGGTATCCTGCTCTTATATTTGGTCGTGATTCTAAAGGTAGATTTAGTATCATGGACAAGCATATGTTTAATAAAAAAGACGGTACTGGCAGACAAGTCTATAGTCCTCAACAATTTAGAGAATATGACTTAGCCCGTGAAGTAGACCGTTCTGAATTACATAAACTAATAGCCGAAATATGGCCTGGTTTAGAAAAAGCAAGTGCCGGCAGTCAAGGGTATTATTGGGGCGATTTGTTATTCAGTCAACCATTAACAGATGACAACGGTTTATATAAATTTAGAGCCAATCCTAATGGTATTACTTACACAGTAGATGTTGATAGTGAAACTGGTAAGTTAATGACAGGCAAAACCGCAGGTATCGCAGTTCATCAGTATATAGAACCTGAGGCACCTAACACTGATTCTGCTGTTCCATTAGATGGAACAATAGGACAACTTAAGAATAATAGTAATGTTGCTATTATTCCTAGTAAGATGCCTATCACTCCTAACTTAAAGTTAGATCAAAAGTTATTAGCCAAAGCCAAACAAGATATAGCGAAATATGGTCAGGCAGTTCAACAGTTAATGAATACTGCCCCACAGGCTAGAAATACATTTAATCAATTGTTTACAGTATATGTTAACAAACGAATCGTTCAAGGAAATTTAAATGATTTACTGGAAGGATTTATGGAATTTGTCACAACTAGACCAATGACTGATAAGATGAGGGCTAAGATAGATGAACACTTAGAAGCCAATAAAGACGGGCTTATTGGTGCATTTACTATATGGATAGATATATACAATCTTAAGATGAATGTAGTTCAACAATTAAACAAGGCTGCTGAAGCCAGTCCTGTAAAAGGTTATTTACAAGATGGTACACAAACTCAAGAAGGGTTTGTTTCTAATGGGCTTAAGTTTGTAGACAGAATGGGCTTTAGTAGACAGAATTTAGCTGGCCGTTAAACCAACATTTTTTTCTAGTTGGCATAAATAAAATTAGAGCCTCAGCGCTCACATTTTAAAAGGAAGAAAAAAATGGCACAATTTACCCGTACACATGGTGACTATCAACCAGTATTAAACTTAGATGCTCCTTCTTACACAGTTGGTGCAGTTAACGCAGTAACAGCAAACGTTACAGTTCAGCCACAAGGTCCAAAATTAGATTATTTCACAATTTTAGCAGCCAGTGGTACAGCATTCAGCACAACTCAAGTTAACCTCATTGTACAAACAGTTCAGCAATTAGCTACTGTTTATATCTATGAGTACAACGATGCAAGCACAAACACATTGGCTTTTGCTACATACCCAACAGGTGCATGGGCAGTAGACAATTCATTAGGTGCTAATGCTAATATCGTTGCTGCTGTTAACGCAGCATTGACAGCAGCCTCAGTTGCTAATACTACAACTGGTAGTGCATCAGCTACATTCACAAACTAATTTTAGTTTCAATGTAACAAAAACCCGAGATTTATTCTCGGGTTTTTTACCATTATAAATATGTGTATGAGTTATAGAATTTCTTGTTACACTTTATTTGATATCACACAGACAGGAGTGTTAAACCGTACTAAACCCAATGAGGGTCAAGACTTGGCTGAGTGGGTTAAAAAAAGAAATACTCAGTGTAATTTTGATACAGTATTGCAAGTAATAGCATTAAGATCACAGCCCGAAATAGTTAATTTTCCTTCGAAGGAAGTAATTAAGTTTAATGAGTTTGAACATTTTGGGTTTCTGTTTGAACAGATCGAAAACGAATCGTATCCTTGTTGGAAATTTGAATTTGATGTACAACATCCAAGTGTATTTGATGATGGAGTGACAGATTTAGGTGCGTTATACGGAGATTGCGATGGTGTGCCAATGATATTATGTGGCACTGAATGGGATAAACTTCCCGCTTTTTTAGACTCTTCTCCTGAATTAAGAAACATATATTTTACAGTACAGAATGGATGATAAAAAGGCAATAGCCAAACTAACTGATTTCTTTTCTAAAGAATTTTTACATGGACCAGGGGGCATTTCTATTTTTAGAAATGATGACGGTTCATACCAAGTGTTTAACACATACACTTTATACAATGACGAATTTGGATGTGTAGTTAATAGTAGAACCAGTGATAAGTCTTTGGTGTTTGCCTCAGCAAAAAATGCTATTACTTGGTGCATATTTGAAAAAAGAAATAAAATTCAAACAGCAGATAGAATTTCTCACCTAGATAGAATGATAACTGGGATAGACACTTCTATAGGGATGCACAGACGATTGATAAAAAAATCTAAAGATTTTAATTCTAGACTAATTTATTTGGCTAAATTAACAGAAGAGCAAGAAAAACGTAAACATATGTTAAAAGAATTGGATAAATATGTTCATGATTCTAAAATTTGGCAAATAAGGAAGTTTGCTGAAAGAACAAAATAAATAACCAATGATAAATACTATATAAAGTTTGGAACCAAAAACTATGAGATTAAACGACCTAAACAACAAAGTTCATGCTACCCAAGCATTAAAAGAAAATTATAAGATGTCAATTGACCTTTCAAAAATGTCAATGAATGACACTAAAACAATGCTTAAAAAAGTACGCTCATTGGCTAATGAGGCTAAACAATCACCTGATTTTTACAGAGACCAAGCCAATCCATCTTACATGAAATTAGTCTTTATGGAGCAGGCTTTAGTTACTCATCACAATCATTTAGCCTCAAGACCTGCTCCACGAATTGTTGTAGAGAATGAGAAAATAGAAGAATCACAAGTTTACTTAGCCGCACAGGATTTAGTAGACACGGTTCAGAAAATGCTTGAAGATGTTGGACAGATGCAAGTTAAAGAATTGCCTGCATTGGTTTCAAGTATTGAAAGTGAAATAGGTGTTAACGAAAGCCAATCATTCAATGACCAAGTTTCTCAGCAATTAGATGCACTAAGTTCTACACTAAAAGAAACAATGACTGGATTAAAATCCGCGGTTAATGGATTAACTGGCCAAGAAGCAGGAATGGCATTTAATGAGCCACCTGTTGATGATGCAGAAATGGGAGCAGATATTGGTGCTGATGTAGGTGCAGAAATGGGCGCAGATATTGGTGCTGATTTAGGTGCTGAAGCAGGAGAAATTGAAGCTCCTGAGCCACAGCCTGTCGGTGGGGTTGGTCGAGCAAAGAGGTAAATATGCGCCTCTTTGAATTGGATGGTATTGACCCATTAGTAGTAAAATTAATTGCAGTTTCGGATCAGTTACACACCGATTTACAAAACGGTAAAACTGATCCCGAAATGACTACTGATGAACTATTGCAATATCTTCAAAAATATGATATAGTGTTAGACAAAACTGATCTATATAATATGATTAAAAAACCACCACTCAATAAGATAATTAGTAACATCCAATCGGATAAAGTAATATTCAAGGGCATGGGTACTCCTGAGGCCCCTGACCAAGATCAAAATAACCAAATTGTTAAACAAATGGCAAGTCAAGCTGCCGCTAATATGCAAACATGATAAGTGCTACACCGTTTGCAGCCGATAAAATAAAATATTTTTTAGAAAAAAGAGGAAAAGGTCTAGGAATTAAGGTAGGTGTGAAAACTACTGGATGTAGTGGCTTAGCCTATACTTTAGAATTCATAGATCAACCAGATGAAACATATGCTGTATATGAATCTTATGGTGTAATGATTTGGTTAAGTCCTAAAGATGCAGTTTATTTAAAAGGCTTAACAGTAGATTATGCAAAACAAGGATTAAATGAGGGTTTTGAATTTATCAATCCCCAAGAAAAAGATCGTTGCGGATGCGGCGAAAGTTTTAGAATATGATATTAGAAAAATTTAAATACAGAACCCTTGAAAGAGCTACAATTGACGGTAGCAGAAAATATGCAACACCAGATGGAGAAAAACTCCCCAGTGTTACAACTATATTAGATGCAACTAAATCAGAAGAAAGTAAACAAGCCTTGGCTAATTGGCGTAGGCGTGTAGGACATGCTAAAGCACAAGAGATTACTACTGAAGCGGCTGGTCGTGGCACTAGAATGCATAAATGGCTTGAAGATTACATAAAGACAGGTGAAATGGGTTCTCCCGGAAGTAATCCATATAGCATTCAAAGTCATTTGATGGCTAGATCAATCATTGATCAGGGTCTAAGTAAGTGTAATGAATTTTGGGGCACTGAAGTATCATTATATTTTCCTAAAATTTATGCAGGTACAACGGACCTAGTTGGTTTGCATGAAGGCAGTGAAGCCATTATGGATCACAAACAAACTAACAAGCCTAAAAAACGAGAATGGATTGAAGATTACTTTGTTCAATTGGCAGCATATGCCAATGCTCACAATGAAGTCTACGGTACAAAAATTCGCAAAGGCGTTATTTTTATGTGTTCAGCAGCCAATGAATATCAAGAATTTATTCTTGAGGGTGCTGATTTTGACACCTATACAGACAAATGGTTTAACAGGGTAGAACAGTACTACATGCAATTCATCTGATATTTGTGATAAATAAATGTAATTGAGAAGATTACATTTATGGCTATAATACAGATCAGCAAGATACAACAACGATCGGGT